GGAAATACTAGTATGGACCGATACATCTTTACATGGCATACAGTTTGTTGGCACACCATTTACATTTGGTCTAAGACAGCTAGGCGCAAACGCTGGTTTAATAGCTCAACATGCAGCTATAGAAGTAAACGGAGTTGCTTACTGGATGTCAGACAACGCATTTTACCTTTTTGATGGAGTTGTTAAAAAGATGCCTTGCTCTGTTCAAGACTATGTATTCGATGATTTAAGCTACACTAATAAAAATGATATAGCTGTGGGTTTAAACACAGCGTTTAATGAAATAATTTGGTATTACCCTTCTGCAAACGCCACACAAATAGACAGAGCTGTCGCTTATAACTACTTAGAAGGCACTTGGTACACAATAAATCTTGCAAGAACTACATGGCTGGGCGCATATGTCTATGAAAAACCAATAGCAACAGAATATAGCCCATCAGCGACGGCAAATGCTACAAGCATTCTAGGATTAACTGCTGGTGCGTCATCTATATTTGAGCATGAGACTGGTAATAATCAAGCAGATGGCACAGCCATAACTGCATTTTTAGAAACAGGATCTGTTGAAATAGCAGATGGTGATCAGCTTATGTCTGTAAATAAACTAGTACCTGATTTTAACAACTTAGCAAATACCATGACTGCACAATTAACTTTAGAACAATACCCTCAGTCAGCATCAAACGTGCAAACAAGCGGAACAATAACAAGCACAACTGAAAAAATAAGCGTTAGAGGTAGAGGTAGAGCAGTAAAAATAAGATACACTACCAACACAGTAAATGATACACCTTGGAGACTTGGCTCACAGAAATTAGAAATAAGACCTGATGGGAGACGATGATATATATTAAAGACAATGTTTTGTCTGATGATGATATAAAGAAATTAGAACTTTTTTACACATATCCTAATCATCAATACGATCAAAGTATTGTTGTAGCTATTCCATCTAATTATGAAATAGTACAAAAAGTAAAAAATGTAGTAAATAATACTTTTGAACAATTTAATGAAGTTGATTGGTCACAGATAATATCTTACCCTACTGGAAGTTCTAAATCATTTCATATTGATGATGTATCAGACGCAACAACTGGAACATCTGTAACCTTTTTAAATGATGATATTGTTGGAGGTGAGGCAATTGTTGAAGGTGTTAGTATAACACCTATTAAAGGTAGAACTTATTTTATTGATGGAAGAATGTATAAACATTCTGTTTCAAATGTTATCAAAGGAGCAAGACTTACTTTAACTAGCTGGTATAAAAAGAGTTAATGACTTTAAGTCTTTTTTATAATAAAATATAGTATGGCCAAAATTAATATAACCAGATTACCTAATGCTACACAAGAATATGACGCTGGCCAGTTTGATCAAATGATTAGATTACTTGAACAAATAGTTTTTTTATTAAACACAAACTTTCAACAAGATATAAGAGAAGAAACAGAATCGGAGACTTTTTTCCTTGGCTAATACATTTAAAAGCGCCATGGTTGACATTACATCAACAGACCTTACAACCATATTAACAGTGCCTACGGCTAATCCAGGTGCCACACCACCAGTGCCACCTACTACTGACGTTGTAAAATCTATTTTAATTTGTAATGATTCAGGAAGCACGACATTAGTAGATTTGGAGGTTGTTAGATCTTCTGCTACTTTTGAATTATTTAAAGCTAAAAGTGTAGCTACTAACACTACAACAGAGTTACTATCTCAGCCTCTTGTTTTGCAAGAGTCTGATGTACTAAAAGCGCAGGCCAACGCTGCTAATCAAGTGCATATAATTGTAAGCTTTATGGAGGTTACAAAAGGACAACTTTAGAAAGGTATATTATGCAATTACAATCATTATTTATAACACCTGTCATGATGACAGAAGTCACGGGCCACGGTCACTTAATAGATAGGCTTTACGAAATAAAAGCACAAGATGAAAAAGGCATGCCAAGATCTAACGTTGGAGGTTGGCACAGCAATGACAAGCTTTACGAAGATGAGGAGTTTAAAAGCACAGTAGGTGACATATTATACAAAGCCAAAGAGTGCTTTGGTCATTTGGATGTAAAAGATACTTTTGTTCCCGAGATGACAGGGCTGTGGGGCATGATAAATCCACCAGGATCTAGGAACAACGTACATACACATCCTTACAATTATTTATCTGGAGTATACTATTTAAAAGTACCTCAAAATAGCGGTAATTTAGTGTTTCTAGAGCCTAAACCACAGGCAGAGGTGTTATCACCCCCAATGAAAAAAGATGCCTCTATACACTTAGCACACAGCGTAACGTGGGAGCCTAAAGAAAATTCGTTGATTTTTTTTCCATCATGGTTACAACATGAAGTTAAAATAAATAATTCTAATGAAGATAGGGTTATTTTAAGTTTTAATATAAATTGGAGAGAAAATGCCGATAATTGAAAATGCCGAACAAATAGGAACAGTAACTCTAGAAGATGGTAGAGTTATTCCAAGATATAAAGTAAAAACTGAAACTACATTAACTAATACCGATACTGGTCAAGAATACGAATCTGAAGAAGCTATGCAAGCTGATATCGATGATCCAAACACTTCAACAACCGCTGAAAAAATTAGACGAGATGTTAAAGTTTTCGCTCCATCACTAAAAGACATGTTAGGACAGACACCTAAATAGTTAATGACAGTCGGTGTAAATATATCACACGACTCCTCAATATGCATCAAGACAGAAGAAAGTATTGAATTTTTCGAAGAAAGTCGTTTTAATAAAAATAAATATTGGGAACCTAGTCTTCAAGATTGGGACTATAAAAGTTTTAATAAAGTAAAAAACTTTAATGATGTTTTTGTTTTTACATCATATGGTCGAGACAAGAATGAAGACCAAGAAATAATAAACAATATATGTAATAAATATAAAATACAAAATTACGTATTTAATCAATATGAACACCACATTTATCACGCTCTAGCTAGTTTTCATTTAGCTCCTTTTAATGAAGCTTTATGTATTACTGTCGATGGTGGAGGAACTTCTCCATACCCTGAGCATCGACTATATATTGAATCACATGAAACGTATAAAGAATGTGATTCTATCTATTTAATTAATAATCTCAACATAAAATCATTTTATAAAAAATATTGTAACGCAAAATCTACTACGCTTTACACAAATTTTGTAAATAAAGTAAAATTAAAAAATATAATACAAGCATTTAAAAATGATATTTTTAATTCTGATTTATATAACGCTAATTATAAATATGAAAATTGCGATTACAGCCTTTCTTCATCATATAATCCTGGAATATTATTTAATCATTTATGTTCAACAATTAAAACTGAAACATCAATGAACGGCTATATATGGAATGAGCCAGGTAAAGCAATGGGCTTGTCCTCTTATGGAAATAGTGACGGTATGCGTGATGAAGACCTTGCTAAACAAGTTCAAGAAGTTACAGAAAATTATACAATAGACCTTATTGAAAAAGCTTTGCTATATTCAAACTGTAGAAATATTGTTTTATCAGGAGGTTATTTTTTAAACTGCGTAAACAATTATAAGTATACTCAATACTTTAAAAATATTAATTTTTTTGTTGATCCTTGCCCTCACGACGGTGGAACAGCATTAGGAGCTGCATTGTGGTATGATAATTACAAGTAAAAAAGAAGCAATAGATAAAATTTTACAACAAGAAATAGTTGCATTGTTTCAAGAAAGTTCGGAGTATGGTCCACGAGCCTTGGGCAATAGATCTTTATTGTTTGATCCTAGAAATAAAAACGGCAAAGATATTGTAAATAAAATTAAAAAAAGAGAATGGTTTAGACCCTTTGCGGGCACAGTTTTACTTGAACATGCTCATGATTGGTTTGATATGGGAACAATAAAAGAATCACCATACATGTCATATGCCATACCTGTAAAAGAAGAAAAGAAAAGTGTTATACCTTCAATAACACATGTTGACGGTACTTGTAGAATACAAACTGTAACACAAAAACAGAACAAAAAATTTTATGAATTAATTAAAGAATTTTACAAAAAAACTGAGGTGCCTATATTACTTAATACCTCTTTCAATCTGGCTGGTGAAACACTAGTAGAAACACTAGATGATGCACACAGCACGATAGAAAGATCAGATTTGAAATATATTTACTTACCAGATTGTTGACACTCACATCCCTGTCCTTCACATATTGGACACGTTGGATCTGAAGAATGACTGTGGTGATTGCACTCTTTTAAGTGACGTTCCATGTCTCTTTCAACTGCTAGTAGTCTTTCATGATAATTGCTCACCTTGTCAGCAAGGACAGCAATGGCTTTTAAATATTCTTGTTCAGTCATAATATCTCCTGTGATTGTTAATTTTGGTGAGAACCTAATGTAAGCATATTTTCTTGTTCTGCAACAGTATTTTTTTTAATTGTTTTCTTGACACAAAATTTGTGTTATCAAAGGGTTAGAAAAAAGAATGAAATCTAAAACAACTGTATTTGGAAGAATAGTAAAAAGATATGATATCCCTCTAGAGGCTATCGATGATTTAAACAATAAATATGAAGAACATAAAGAAAAATTAAATTCTTTTGGTCCTAGATTAGCGGGAAGAATAAACTCAGAAAAAGAAATAACACATTTAATGAGAGAGGCAAAGGTGTCAAAATATATAGTCGACTGCATGAATGATTATATTGAAAGCTTAGAAAAAGTAAATTTATTTTCAGGTAATAAAGAATTAGAGATTTTAAGTTGTTGGATAAATGATATGGTGGAGGGAGAATACAATCCTCCTCACACTCATCATGATAATACTGGATATTCCAGTGTAATGTTTTTAAAAGTTCCAGAATTTATTAATGATGCAAAAGATCCACATAAATTTAAAGATGGGCAATTAGGTTTTACTGGAGTTGATGGCATATCCTGTACATGGATGATTCCTAAAGTAGGTCATTTTTATATTTTTGAAGCACACCATAGTCATTGTGTTATGCCATTTAAAACTAAAATAAAAGGAGACATTAGAAGATCTATGTCTTTTAATTTTATACAAAAAATAGGTGATAATGTTTAATATAAAAGTTACTTTTTGTGCCGTAGACAAAAATATGGTCGATATTTGGCCACATCCAAAACCAGCTTCCAGATTTGTACCAGATGAATATAAAAAATTAGATAGGTTTTATAATAACAATATGCATGATCCGACTGTAAAAACGTGTGTGCCATTTTTAGACTCTTTAAGAATGGGATATATAGTTCCCTTTGATCAAGATTATTTAATTGATCCTGCTGGAGATGATTTTAGTATAACTCCTGCAAACAGAGAAGAACAAGATGTTGGTTTTCATAATAAAGTTCAGTTACCAGCAGACTGGCATAAAGCATCAGGGGCCAACGCAGGTAAATTTATGAATAAATGGATAATAAAAACGCCTCCTGGATATAGCTGCTTGTTTATACATCCAATGAATAGAGCAGAAGAAAGATTTAAAATTATCGAAGGTGTTGTAGATACCGATAATTATATTAATACAGTTAATTTTCCTTTTATTTTACTTAAAAGAGATGAACAGTTTATAATTAAAAAAGGAGAACCTATGGTGCAAGTAATACCGTTTAAAAGAGAATCTTACAAAATGTGGTCAGGTTTTTATTTTGAAAAGTTACATCAAAAAACTTTAAACATTTTGAATAGTAAGTACATTAACAGATATAAAAGTTTTGCTTGGAGAAAGAAGGTGTACAAATGAAAAAAGCAAGTAGTGATCTAAAAGATTATATAAAATTATATGAAAATGTTTTGGATAAAGAAATTTGTAAAAACATAATTAAAGATGCAGATTTTTCTCTTTTTACTCCCTCCTCAATTAATGATCAAGGAGAAAATAGAGTAGATACTTCATCAAGATCGGTTCATGATCAACCATTAAATATTAAATATGAAAAAGATGTTTTTGATTCAGTTGCTGATGTGCTCTCAAGATACAATAAAGACGTTCCTAATTTTTTTACAGGCTCTCAATGTTTTGATACAGGGTATAATCATTTATTATATAAAGGTTCAGAAGGTGGTAAATACAGGACACATATTGATTCTTTTGAAAAAGAACCAAGATTAATAAGTATATCTATACTTTTAAATGATAATTTTGACGGAGGTAATTTTTGTTTTTATGATGAATATATTATTGAAAAAAAAGTTGGAAGCGCTGTTGTTTTTCCAAGTAACTTTTGTTTTCCTCATGGAGTGCTTCCTGTTTCCAATGGTGATAGACACGCGGTGATTACATGGATGCGTTAAAAGAGAAAAAATATAAATACGTTAAAAATATGCTTTCTTCCGACATGGTTGAGTATTTAACTTTGTGGGCTTTAAAAAATTTTACAGGTGGAGATAATCAAGCCCCACTTTCTTCTTCTTATCACTCAGCTAATTCAGAAATATTTAGTCATTTAATTCATCATTTACTTCCAATTATGGAGAAAGAAACAAATTTAAAATTAAAACCAATATATTCTTATAATAGAATTTATCTTGGAGGCTCTGAGCTTACAAAACATACGGACAGACCTGCCTGTGAAATAAGTGCATCAATAACGTTAAAATATTTTTATAAAGATAAAGATTATAAGTGGCCCTTATGTATGGGAGACTTACCTATAATTATAAATTCAGGAGATGGTGTAATTTATAAAGGATGTGAGATACCTCATTGGAGACCTATTTTTAATCAACCAAAAGAGTTTTGGCATCATCAGTTATTTATTCACTATGTGGATTTAAATGGTCCTTATTCGGACATTAAAGAAGAAACTACTTCCAATTAGGAATGATGAGGATCATAAGCTTGCCAATCGGCTAAAGCATTATTTGTTCCGTTAGCTTCATCAGCAGCTAGAGCATTAAAATACTCTTGTATAGCCTCTTCCATTTGAGTTTTTCTTATTTCAGCCCAAGTTAGTAAATCAGCAACAGTTGTAGATCCTACTGCATCACTTGTAGCGTTTAAATCTGTATTTCCTGTCATATTACCTGTTGAAGCATCTTTGTTTTGTATTTCATTTTGACCTTGCAAGTTATTCCAAATTACTGCATGAACAGTATTTGGACACCAAGCATCTTCCCAGTTTTTACCTTTGTCTGACCATTCAATAGAAAAGTGATTATCAACTAAAATTTTATCTCCATTTAATATTACTATTTGTGTTGCCATCAATATCTCCTAATGCTTTATAATATAGTTAACCACCACAAAAGGTGAGAATGAATTTGTCCCCGCTGCTGTTACAGAGCCAGTTAAACTTGTTGTAATATTACCAGTCAATGTTCCTGATAAAGTATGAGAATGGTTGTGACCCGTTCCTGAACCTGTTGGTCCATGTGTTAAAGGATTTGGGTTATTTCTTGGATTATATTGTGGACTACCACTGGTAAACGGTTGGCCATTATTAGGAGCATGTATTTGTGAAGTGTTACCTGCAGGGTTTGGACTAGCAGCACTAGATGGTAAGTGATTGTGAGCTGCTAATTGAGCAGTGGTTAATGATGTGTTGCTAATACTACCAGTAATAGTCACAGATTGGTTTGTAGCGTTTGTTGCAGCTTGGTTATTAGTTACAGCAACAGTAACTGTGTTAGCTCCACCTGTACCCGCTAAGTTGTAAGTATTACCATCAAAACCTTGTGGCATTTTACCTTGTAGGTTTGGAACATTGAAAGTAGTTGAGTCATCACCTGTACCGTAAGTAGTTCCAACAACTGCAAATAAATCTGCGTATGTAGTTCTCGATACGGCCGCACCATCACATAAAAGATAACCATCAGGGGCTGCTGCTTTTGTCCAAGGCTTTATAGCCCCTACTTCACTTCTATTTACTATATCTTGTAAGTTAGCCATAATTAATCGTTATACTTTAATAACCAACCGTTGTCAC